AATGAAGGGTTTGTTCAACACCATCAACTACTTCATCGACTGGTACAATGAGAGCCTTCTTCTTCGAGGGGCAATCAATGCAATCGGAATGAACTTCCGATTGATGTGGAACGCAGTCAAGCTTGTATGCAATCTAGTAATAGACGCATTCAAGAGAATGGGTTTTGCAGCCAAGGGAATGCTCGATATTCTCGAAGGTATCGTAACATTCGACCTATCCAAGGCACAGAAGGGATTCAAGGAGATGTTCGATATATCCGGCACGATTAAGGAAGCATGGCAGGACATCAAGAACGCTGGTATCGAGATAGGAAATTCATTCGCAGACGGATTCGAGAACACCGTAAACGGAAGACTGAACCATCTGAAACTTGCGAACCTAGACGGTGGAGCGACCAGCAGCGAGCCAGTGAACGGAAACAAGGGAACGACACCAACGCCAGCCAAGGGCAGCACCACCAAGACCAAGGCACAGAAAGCCAATGAGGAAGCGGAAGCCAAGGCAGAAGCAGAGCGCAGGAAGAAGCAGGAAAAGGAGTTGCAGGCACAGATTGCTCTTATCCAGTTCCAGTACAACGAGCAAGTAATGGATGCAAAGAAGCGATACCTTGCAGGCATGTACGACAACGAGCGAGACTACAGCAACGACCTCGAACAGCTGGAAAAGGACATGGTGGCACGAAGCATTGACGCATACGTGGCGGCAGGGCAAATCGGAGCGGAAAAGGCGCAGGAAATGCAGGCAAAACTTCTCGACATCATGATAAAGGCAAAAGCGGACATAAAGAACCAAGCAAAGGAGATTGTGGACGAAATCAACAAAGAGTTCGAGGAAGCAGAAAAGGCACGCAAGGATGCGGACATCATGAACGGTGGCACTGGAGAGGAAGACGATACAGCCAAGCTGGAGCGGTATAGGGCTTTCCTGGAGCAGAAACTTGCAATGGAGCAGACCAACACGGATGCGAGAAAGCAACTCCAGCAGCAACTCCACGACACAGAGGTACAGCTGGCAGACGATTCAAACAAGAAGCAGCAACAGAAAATCGGTGAACGCCAGCAGATGATGGCTAACATGATTTCTACGCTGGGCGATGGACTGGCTAGTTTCTTCAATGAGCAAGACAAATCATTCCACAACTTCTTGAAATCCATGCTCACATCTTTGCTCGATGCAATCGAGATGGCAATCACGGCTTACTATGCACAGATGTTGGCACATGAGTTGGCAGAAAAGTCGTGGTATGGCGTTGCCAGTGCAGCAGGAATGATGGTATTGACCAAGGCAGCATTTGCCGGAGCGAAAGCACTCGTAAAGGGTTTTTCTGTTGGTGGATATGTGCAGGGAGCAGGCACTGGAACGAGCGACAGCATCCCGGCAAGGCTATCCAATGGCGAGAGTGTAATGACCGCCAAGGCGACATCGATGTTCAGTCCGATATTATCCGCATTCAACCAGCTGGGCGGTGGCGTGCCTATCGTAGCAAACAACGGAGGCAGCAACATCGGCATGGATATGCTGGCGGCAGCTGTAGCAAGAGGGTATCAGATGGCTCCTCAGCCAGTAGTGAGCGTTGAGGAGATAAACCGCACCCAGCGTAGAGTGCAGACGATAGAGAATATCAGCAGGCTCTAATGGTGTTGTTATTTCGTCAAGATTTGCGTTCTGAGCGGTTTTTGGTCGAAGGTGGTAAAGTTATACGCACAAGGCAGTAAAAGCCGCTTAGAACGCAAAATTTTTGCTTGTTTGGAAAAATTAACTGTTTACAAGATAAGCATATTGAAAAATATCGTATCTTTGCAGCGTTTTAAAACTTAAAAATAACGTTTCAATGGCAAAACTCAGAATATACAACGACATCGACAGCCAAGACAATAAGTTTTGGTATCAATGGTGGGGTGGTGACTGCGTGTGTTTTCAAGATATAGATGTTTTTGCGGCAAGCATACCGAAAGACGATGATACCATCGACATGCGCATCTTCTGCAATGGCGGCTCTGTTGTCGAAGGTTGGGCAATTTATGACCGACTGCGACAGAGCGGAAAGAAGATAACCTGCACCATTGAGGGCAAGGCAGCATCAATGGCCACAATCATCATGCTCGCAGCACCGAAGGAGAGCCGCAAGGCATACGAGAACGCTACCTTTCTCCTGCACAACCCGTGGGTGCCTGGCTGGTGTCTGGGCGACCAGCTGAACGCAAAGGACTTGAAGAACCAGAGCGAGGAAATGCAGATGTGGCAGGATAAGATGGTGGACGCATACGTAGAGCGGTGCGAGTGCGACCGGGAAGAGATTCAAGCCTTGATGGATAAGGACATCTTCATCAGTACCAGCGAGGCTTTGCGCCTGGGTCTTATCAGCAGCACCGTTGCACCAATCAGCGCAAGCGCATCGAAGCGCAACATAGAGCAATTCATTAATTCAAAACAACAAAATCCCAAAGCAATGGAGAAGAAAACAGAAGTAAAGGCTTCTCTCCTTGACAAGATTCTCGCCAAGTTGGGCGTGAAGTCACTGGAAGAAGCAGAGCAGGCGGTGGCAGAGCCACAAGCCAAGGTAGAGCCAAAGGCTATGGAACTCAACACAGCGGACGGACAGACACTGACCGTTGAGCGTGAAGAGGGAGATCCGCAAGTTGGCGACAAGGCAAGTCCGGACGGAACATTTGAAATGCCCGATGGCAAGACAATCGTTGTCGAGGACGGTGTAATTACCGACATTCAGACAGCAGACGATGAGGAGACGGACGACACCGACAATGAGGGCGGTGAAGGCGGCAGCGCATCAAGCACCGACAACGACACCGTAGCCAAGTTGCAGCATCAGGTAGCAGCACTCAAGCAGCAGTTGAGCGACACCAAGGCACAGCTGGCAGGCGCAAAGAAACTTGCGAAGAGCAAGGAAGACATGCGCATTCTGAATGCCGTGAAGATGGCAGGCGGTGCTGAGAAGGTGTTGGCAGGCTATAGCAGCCACTACCAGCCATCGCAGCGACAGCCAAGCGACAAGGGCGCAGGCGACAACGTGAACGCTGTCGAGGAAGGTAAGAACGCCATCAAGGAGAGACTTGCAAAGCTCCACAAAAAGGGCAAGAAGTAACAAGTATTAACCCATTAAACAAAGAAAATAATGGCAGGATTTACGAAACAGCAACTGGAGAACCTTAAACTCCAGCCAGAAAACCTCGCAAGCATCAAGGATGCCGTGCAGGAAACCTTCTACCAAGATGAGGATTTTTCTTCATTCGTTAACATCTTGAAGGTTAAGAATAACGACCCTATCGCGCTTATCGGTGAGATGGAAATGGTCGGTAAGAAGGGTGGCGGTTGCGACCCTACATACGATGAGAAGGGTATCGCCAACTCTCAGAAGCGTTGGGAACTCGGTCAGTGGGAAATCCCTATTAAGATTTGCTACGAGGCATTGAAGGGAACCATCGCAGAGTATTCATTGAAGACTGGTACAGCCATTGGCGACCTCACAAGCACCGACTTCATGACCATCTACACCGATGCACTCCAGCGAGCAATACAGCAGATGATTTGGCGTTTCGGCTGGTTTGGTGACAAGGCGGCAGCATTGGCTGGTGCAGGTGGCGGCAAGCTGACAGCAGGGTCAGACGTTAGCATGTTCAACGTCTGCGATGGTCTGTTCAAGCGCATCTTTACAGCCACAGCGACCAAGAACCACACAGCCATCGCAGCCAACAGCGAGACCACGGCAGCAGCGCAGGTTTCAGCATTGCGTAAGAAGGGTACAGCTACAACACTCGTTGATACCATTTTGATGGACGTAGATACACGCATCATTGATGACAGCGATGCAGTGTTGCTCATGACACGCTCGCTGGCTGACGCACTTACATACGACATCAAGCAGACCTACAACCTCATCATGCCATGGGAGAAGGTGTTCGATGGTTTCGATGTAGCGACCTACAACGGAGTGAAGATTGCACGTGTCGGCATTTGGGACAGAATGATTAAAGCATACGAGAAGGGCACAACGACAGTCAACCTTCCACACCGTGCGGTATTCTGCAATCCTAAGCACCTCATGGTTGGTACTGACGCTGATTCACTCATTAGCGACCTCGACATCTGGTTCGATCAGAAGGAGCGCAGGAACTATCTCTATGCTACAGGTAAGATTGGCACGGCTCTCCTCGAAGAGGACATGATCCATGCAGCTTACTAATCGCTCCAAATTTTCAGTTTAGTATTAGTCCTCAACACCCACAAAACGGTGTTGGGGATATAACAATTAAAAACGAATTAATATGGCAACAACTTGCGAGAGCCTTATCGCCCAGGACATCATCATCCCTTGCGAAGACCAAGTAACGAAGGGACTGGAGGGCGATGGACTTATCATCAACCGAGACGACATTGACTTCACCAAGTCTGCTGTCGTTGGTAATACAATTAGCACATTGGTCTTGAAGACTGGCAAGAAGGCATACGCTATCCGGCAGGAAGGCAGCAAGCCATTCACTGGAACTAAGACCGAGTTGACTGTTGGCACGTATCGCAACAGCTGGAAGAACACCGTAGCAGTCGTGGTGTTGGCAAACACACCTGACGTTTGCGCAAATATCATTGACGGATTGGCGAACGGAAAGTTCGTTATCATCCTGCGCAACCTCTCTAAGGGAGCTGACGGAAAGGCAGAGTACCAGGTATTCGGATATGCGCAGGCACTGAAGGCAAGCGCAGGCGAGAACGACAAGTACTCAGACGATACCGAGGGTGGCTGGCTTATCACGCTGGAAGAGGAGAGCGTACCGAAGGCAGCTTATTTCTTCTTCGATACAGACAGCGAGACCACAGCAGCCAAGTACGACAGCCTTAAAACAGCCGTAGGAGGTTAAGCCATGACCTACGAGGAAGCGACAGCCAAGGTCGGGGAGTTGAAGGCACGTTTTGACAGTCCCTTTGATGCAACCGACAAGGCAGTTATTGAAACTCTCTATTTCGAGGTAACACGCAAGCGGTTCGTGTCAACGACCTGCCAGCAGTGTTACCACGATGCTTTAATCGAAATTTATTTAAAACTCAAAAAAGAAAAGGCTATGCCAAAGCAATGTAATTACGCAATGAAGGCAGGCTTCATCATTTCCTGCCCGGATTTCTACCATGGTAAGATTTTTACGAATGAGAACCTGACCGACAAGGTAGCGCATGAATATCTGACGAAGTACCGCCCAAGTACCGCCCAAGTAGAAAAGTTAGTAACAGTAATGAACGATGATTATATTGACGTTCGAGAAATGATGAAACTATGTGGAATTGTTAGACGTAAAACAATGCAAGATAGTTATATAGCCCCTGCTCTAACAGATGGCAGTATTGAACGAAAATATCCAGAACAGCCAAATCATCCAAAACAGATGTACCGTCTAACGGAGAAGGCAAAGATATGGAAGAAATTAGATGTTTTTTGACTTAAAATTACAATTATGTTGAATAATCGCACTTGGCTTGCCTTTGCCAACAGAAAAAGGTGCAGACATACAGATGCAATCCATTGTCTTGGATTCATCAATTGGAGAATGGGAAGAGTACGTTTTTCTATTGGAGATATAGTGTATCTTTTTATGTCAGATGAGCGCTGTGTACGATTCAAGATGGTGGTAACTGCTGAGAACTGCAAACGTGAAGACCAATCGTTTTGGGTCGTTACACCACCCAATGAAATTACTTATAAACTTGAACTACTTGAAGAATATGAAGGCACAATGCTTTCTGAAAAAGAGCTATGTAAATATGGCTTAAAAGGAGGTAGGTCTCTTGAAGTTCCTAATTGCAACAATAAAGAGCTTATTGGTTACATCATATCAATTTTCTAACTATGAAAGGCGACGCACAACCACTGATAAAATTCTTTGATGGATCTGACAAGCGATTCATCATACCTCTGTATCAGCGCAACTACGACTGGAAGGAGGAAAACTGTGAGCAGTTGTTTCAAGACTTGATGAAGCTCCATAATAGTGATCGTAAGAGTCACTTCTTTGGTAGTATCGTATCAAGCATTCAGTCGGGAACTGAAGACAGATTCATCATTGATGGTCAGCAGCGAATCACTACTGTTTCGTTGCTGCTGATAGCCATGGTCAACGCCAAGAAAGAAGGACAGATAGAGGCTGCTGATGCAAAGCTTGTTGAGAAAATCTTCAAGCGTTATCTTGTAGATGAATATCAGGAGGATGAACGTAAGGTGAAACTTAAGCCCATCAAGAAAGATATGCAGGCATTTGATGCGTTGCTATATAAGCCAAAAGACCAATATATCAAGGAATCAAACGTGACTCGCAATTACGACTTCTTCTATAACAAGATAACTAGTGTTAGTCTAACCCTCGACGAGCTCTTTGAGACCATAAAGAAACTTGAAGTTATCAACATACGTCTTGACGAAGATGATGATCCGCAGCTGATCTTCGAAAGTCTGAACTCTACAGGTCTTGACCTAAGCGAAGCAGACAAGATACGCAACTATCTCTTGATGTCACTCGCACCTACAGAGCAGGACAATCTTTATACTCGATTCTGGAATCCAATAGAAGAATTTACCAAATACGACCCATCATCTTTTGTGCGTGATTACCTGACCATGAAGCAAGGTAAGATTGGTCGTATTGATAAAATCTACTTTATATTCAAAGAGTATGCAGAGACTGCAGACATTGATAGGGCAACACTCTTGGAAGACATGCATCACTATGCCAAGATTTACAGCCAAGTTGACAATGCAGAAGTAGGTACAGCCAAGCTAAATAGAAAGTTGAATCAGCTTCGGACGTTGGATTCTACTATTGCTTATCCTTTCTTTATGGCATTCTTCGACTATGCAACTAAAGTAGGATTAGCAGAAACAGAAATCTACCAAGTTCTTGATGTCATAGAAGCCTACTGGGCACGCAGAATCATTTGCAATCTTCCATCGAATGCTTTGAATAAGGTTTTTGCCACACTTCACCGGGATGTGTTGAATCACGTCAACAGATCGAGTGACGAGACTACACCTTCATATATTGACGTACTGAAATACGTACTGCTAAAGAAGGGGCACTCTTCAGTATTTCCATCAGACGAGGAGGTGAAGGGCGATTTCAAGACACGTCAAGTATATAAGATGCCAGTCAATGCTCGTATGTTTATACTTGAGCGCATGGAGAACCAAGACAATAATGAACGCCATGATGTAGTGAAGGAACTGACCGAAAAGAATATCACGATAGAGCATATCATGCCACAAACCTTGTCAGACAAGTGGAAAACTGCGTTGGGTGATGATTGGGAAAGAATTCATGAGCAATATCTTCATACAATGGCAAACCTTACCCTTACTGGATATAACTCTCAATATAGCAATCTTACCTTTATTGAGAAAAGAGACATGGAGAAAGGTTTCAAAGACAGTGCGTTCCGATTGAACAACTCTGTGAAATCGTGCGAACAATGGACCGAAACGGAACTAAAAGCACGTCAGAAAGAGCTACAGGATGTGTTTATGCGGCTTTGGCCTATGCCTACAACATCATTTGAACCGTTGAGCCGTGAGGCGGAATCTGCATCACTTGACGATGAGGATTATGAGTTCACCGGCAAGAAACTTCAGGCGTATATACTTCATGGAGTTAGATATACGGTCAATACATGGAAGGAAATGCTTATTCAAGTATGCGGACATATTCTGATAGAAAAGCGTTCAACCATAGAATGGCTTTGCGCAAATGAAAAGTGCGGTTTCTCAACTACACAAGATTACTGGAGACGCGAACTTGCACCAGGAAAGTATGTATGGACTGATAATAGCACAGCTACCAAAATAAATATTCTTCGTGGAATGTTTGAAGAATGCAACATCCCAGCATCAGAACTCGTCTTTGAATTCCGTTCAGAACAGGAAGGAGAGAATGAGGAATGATAGATGATTAGTTGTAAACTGTGATAAAAAAGAGTTCCTCAACAAAGGTAAA